GAACCCGGGCTATATTGTATGGCGGAGGGAAGCAGCTCCTGTCCCTCGATCGTCACCTTCCTGTACTCGGAGAGCGATACCTTTTGGATGTCACTGAGAAGCATGCTCGCTTTTATCTCGAGCAGAGAGTTCCGGAGCAGGGAATCGTAATTCCTCCAGAACCGTTCGAAAAGCCCGTCCGGGCCGTGGTAGGCGAGCGTATAGTTCCAGAGCTTGTTTCCCTCGGCGTCATGATTGAGGATCGTCCCGTAGTCCAGTTTCCCGGCATGGAATACGAACGCCGGCATGGGTTTCAACTCCTCGTTATCCTCCGCCTCGCCCGCTACCTCAGACGTGGAGTCATTCACGGAATCCATGATGATGGAGGAGTTCAACGATCTTCCGGTCCCTATATAAATCCCGAGATGCGGGATGGCCCCGGCTCCTCCGCTGCCAAAAGCAGGTGTATAGACCATCGCCGGTAGCACGTCCGGGGATTCCTTGCTCTCCGTCTCCAGTGTCCCGCCGGCGTAATAATCCATCGTGACCAGACCGATCCGTTGCGTGACCGGCGTGATCCCCTTGTAACCTCTCCGGACAAACTCACCCGATATCTGGTTATACTCCACGTCCGGGTATTTCTTTAATAGGTCTACCAAGGTACTGAACTCCTCGTTCTCGTTCCCCGTGGCTCTTCCCGTCGTTGGCATCGGGCGCTCGCTCTCCTGTTTCTCTTCCCGCGGCGTGAGCCGGTCACAGGTAAGCTTTAACTGCTTGAAGCTCGAGGGATGGTTGACGGTATATTTACCGGCTACGCAATCCGTGAGGTCGCAGGAGGGTGTCTCGTTCAGGTTCTCATCGAATAGCACGATACGGATGGTCTTGCGGGTCTCGTCCGGGATGAACTCGCAGCAGAATTTATACCGGTATACGTCCAGTATCGTCTTGATCATGCAGTCCGGGACGATCTGGGAGTATCGGATCTCGCTCTTTACGATCGTATCGATCGTGTTGTTCAGAAAGACCATGTCCTTGAATGGGGTGGTGCGGGAAAAGAAGGAGTCCTCCAAGGTGTAGCCGAGATAGGCGAATATCTCCTCCAATAGATGCAATCCACGGATGAAGGGGGATATGTAGAATCCCGGAGCTAACCGGATCGTTTTCTCATCGACTACCTCCGTCCGCTCCACGTCGTTGTAAAGACGGGGATATCCGTCCGGTCCCGGATCACCGGTGGCGTTTAAAGAACCGGACTCTAGGATGGCCGGGAACAAGGCGAATCGGTCGTCATGTGTAATGAACAGGTTCCGGCAGAAGGATATCGCCTCGCTGACAGACGCGAACTTGAGAACCTTGTCCTCAAAGACCGTGGATAACGGTACATCCTTGATCTTCTCGTAGAACGCTCCGGTATTCAAGTAAAAACTGGTCTCGATCCCGCTCTTCCGGTTCGCCGACAGGATGGCTTGACGGCAGGGAATGGAGAATACCCCGTGTTGGATCATGGCGTTGATCCGCTGCGAGGCCTTGCTGATCCCGGCCATGTTATCCGGATAGATGAGTAGTTCCCTATTCCTGTCCGTGGGAGGGAGTGTTACCGGTAAGCTCTGCTCTCCGTAATCGTTAAAGAACGGGTTCATCCGGGATAAGGTCAATTGGATGTCTCCTAGGTCGTAAGCCTTGCCGGATTCGTGAATGATGTCCATCTTATTTGCCTCCTATCTTTTTGGATTTGTCCAATGTCTTCTGGGCGGCCTCGATATCGCTGTATACGACATAAGCCCTCATGCCTTTTGCTCTTAGTTCGGAAAATAGCATAAGTAGCTGTGTGAGTACTTTGAGTAATTCCGGATTATTACTTGAAACCATTACATTTTCTTCATCCGAGCGTCCATTGTATCCACCGTTGGCGAATCCGTTGACGGGAAGAGGATTTGTGCTTGTTCTCTGTCTTCGGATGGCATCCAAGGCTAGGATATGGTTCATGGAAACCGGATCTTGTAATTGCCATGCCGGTGTAACGTATTCTTCTCGATGTACGGGACCAGCCACTTCAAGTATACCACCGTTGCCGGTGAATCCTCCGTTGTACCAACCGGTGGAGTCTGATACAACCCGTTGTCCGGTTTGCGGCGTAGTGCTGTCATTAAGACCTGCATTTGCGGTAGATGTACTAGGTTTCTTGATAAGACCTTTCAAGGCACCGAAAGCGACGTTAATAAGTGCGATTTCACCTGCTGCTTTTGCCAATCCTAGAAAACCTAAGCTACCTATATCTTTAATGGTTCTTTCAGCGATAGCCATTACTGCAATCTGTCTTAATGTATCTAAGGTAAGAAGAAGAATATTATGCATAGCATCAGCAAATGTCGTTTCGGTATCTGTTAAAGCTTGACCTAATATCATTCCTGCTTCACTACCAAAATCTTTCATTATGTTGAATTGCTTTTTTTTCTTTTCTTCCTCTTCTTCTCTAGCCTTCTCTTTTTCGTCCATTTCCTTTTTAACGAATCCTTGTAACAACTCATTCAATTTGTCATAGTGTTCTTTTGTCTGTTTTTCCTTCTTTTTGTTGATGTCTTTTTCTTTTTGGAGATTTTCCAGATAGGCTTGATACCCTTTGTCTAATAATTTGATCTTATAATCTAGTATTAATTGCTCTATTTTCTTTCTTTCGTCACTGCCTATTTTATAGATAGCTAATTGTTTATTTAATTTTTCGAGTTCTAAAGCTTGAAGTTTTGTTTGATAATCATCATATAATCTTAGGCCCTCGGTATAATCTTGTGTCAATTTTAGTTTCTTGGTTGCGATATAACGATCAACCTCTTTCAGCTTTGCGTCTGTGATTTTTTTCTCTTGCTCCACTGACAGTCCCGGGGTTATATCCGTTTTTTTTATTTTAGGGGCAATAACTTCTACTTCTGGCAACTCGTTTGCGGTTTTTTTAGGCAGAAGAGGAGAGTATTTCTGAGATATCTTATCGAGGTTGGATGCTAATTGGTAAGTTTGCGTCATATAGCTCTGTAAACTTCCCCAGAAATCTTTATCAACTTTACCTCTGGCACCATAGTAGTAGTCAATGTAAGAGATGACATCATCATACGTTTTTGTCCATGAGCGTCCATTCTTTATCCCTTCATCTGTTATACGTTTTACGTCTCGGAGCATAGCGTCGGTAACGAATTGCCCCAGATTTGATTTTTCCCTCATTTGATCCATCAAATCGATTTGTTTATTTAAGGTGGTGCTAGTTACATCTTCCTTCTCTTTCTGCATGGTTTTTAAAACTATGTTTTCATGTAACTTTTCATTAACTATTTCTAAAGCTTTTGCGATATCCTCGGTTGTGCTTTGTTCTGTCAGTTGGTTTTCAAGATATTTCCCATATCGAGAATTGATCTCGTCAATTAATTCTTTTCGTTGCTTTGTCCCGGCGTTGCTTTGTTGGAGAGCATCAAATAGGGTATAAGCTTCTGCCCGTTCGGTGGCGATTTCCTTGTTCATATCTTTTAAGGCCCGGGCGCTTTTGGTTGAGTTATCCCATATTTTATATATACCTATAGCTAAAGCCGTGATTGCTACCCCTGCCGCAATAATAGGATTGAGTCCTAACGTCACTAAAAAACTACGCATGGCAATTGTTGCAGCTTTGATATTTCCCGTTACTAAAGCCTTGGCCGCAGCTAAAACATATTCGGCGGCAGTGGAAGAACGAACCGCTATTAAATGAGCCTTTTCAGCGATTGTAGCTTTCAAGGTCGCACCATTCGATACCGTTTTCCAGTAAGTGTTTAGTTTTATGACTGCTGTATAAAGAGCTATAGTTGAAGTTAAAGCAACAACTAATCCTGTGTTTTTACTGATCCAATCAGCCATCAGAACTAGTTTTTTAGTCCAGTTCACGGTTTGGTTCATAACGCTGATAATTGAAGGATTGATCTTCTCCATTAACTCAATGCCAAGATCGTTAAGTTTGTTTTTTGCTTGTTGCATTTTAGCCGTGGCGGATTGGCTTTTTATCGTGGCCTGCTCTAAAGCGACGGATGTGCCGGTTACGGCTTTCGTATAATATTCTACCTTATCCGCTTCATTGATAAGGACAGAGGCAACATTGTAACCTTCTTCCCCGAACATCTTTTTGATAGCGGTAGCGTCCATTTGTTTTTTGCGGAGATTTTCCAGAGCCGTACTTAGCCCGACTATTTTGGGGTTAGTCTCGTCAGCTCCTGTTTGCAGGGTAAGGAAAAACTTTTTGAGTCCGGTACCGGCAATCTCATCCTTGATACCTTTTTCTCCTAAAGTTTCAATGGTTCCAACTAGCTGCTCGATCGGGATCTTTGCGGAAGCGGCTGCGACACCACTTGTTTTTATAGCCTTGGTTTGGCTCTCTACGGCTGCCGCACCGAATTTACTTCCGGCGGCAAGTACATTTACATATCGAGCGGCTTGATCAGCTCCATCCCCATACTGGTTTAATGCCAAGGTGACGGCATCTACCGCATCCGTAAGTTTCATGCCACTGGCAGAGGCGAGGATAAGCGTTTGCTCTGTCACTTCTGCTAAAGCCTCTTTATTTGCTAGCAATTCGGGTTTAGCGGAACCTACTAATTTATAAGCTTCCAGTATCTCGTCAGCGGATTGGCGTATGCGGATACCTTCTTCGGTTACTGTAGTGGAAAGACGTTTTGCTTGATCTGTAAGCCACTCTATGCTTTCATCATCTAGACCTGTAAGAGCTTTTACATCGGTCTTGCTTTCTTCCAGTTTATTACGGGCTTCTCTAAGCTGGTTGAATTTCATAGTAATACCGGTTATTCCTACAACTACCGTACCGATAATACCCATGTACTTGTTGATACCATCTGCCATTCGTCCCCATACTGAGGCTTGGCAACCGATTTCCACACGCATCTCCTTTTGTACCAGAGCCGTTTCCTTGGAAACCCGTTTTAACATCTCTAGTTTTGAGTTATATTCGGCGGTGTTACGTGTCGTTTTCTTTAATTCGGAACTTATCTTTCCTTTCACGTCTAGCAATTCCTTGTAAGTGGCCCCACTCAAGTTTTTCAAGACTCTTTCCGTATCAGCGACCTCTTGCTTATACTTTTGCATCTTCTGGGTTTGAGCGGTCAACTCACGTTCTATTTTCTTTGCCGCCTTACTATTGCCTTCTCCCGCTGCCCGGAGATCGAGTAACTTTTTCTCCAGTTCCCCGATTTTCGTCTCTAACTCCGATGCGCTAGTCATTGCGTCGGAGTTATCCAGATATATCTTGATGCTCCTGTTTAAATCTCCTGCCATATCCTAATCTTTATCTATGAAAATTCGTGATGCGTCGATTTGCATATCGGCGGCGTAGTCCGCTACGATGTCTGCCAGTTTGGGAAGATTCTTTTCGATGACGGGATCGAACCAACGGATCGGTTGGCGGTTGCCGGTTCCCATCAGGTAGAAAGAATCCG